CAAATGTGTTACTTTCCAAGATACTCTTGGATACAATGAATTCTATATTGTTAAAAATGGTAAATTCCTAAAGACTGAGGACGATGGATTCGATGTCGCAGAAGATGCTTCAACTGGACAAATCAGAGCTCAGTTTAAGAAATACAGTAAATCTAAGAAGAATAACAAAACTCTTCTGACTAACTTTGGAAAGGCTGTTGCCTAATGTTACAGGAGTGTTACATTTGTGTAACATTTTTGTAACTTTTTACATTAGCGTGTTTACATTTACCCTAGAATTTGGTATAATGTACACATAATAAAAAAATTGATAAGGAGAATTATATTATGCAAAACTTGAAAACTTCAACTAAAATTTTACTAAAGGACTTGGTCGCCAAATATCCCGACCAGGACCATTTCAGAAAATCTACAATCGTAGATGCTGGAAAGGCTTTAGGTTATACCGGTAAAGACTGGGACCCAATTCTGACAAAAGATAACAGAGTCAAAATTGGTACATATGACCTATCAAGTCTTATTGAACCAATGAGAGCTGAGGTACAAAATACTTCAGTCGTTAATCCAATACCTGCCACTGCAGCGCAAATGCAGTCAATCGTTTCAGAGGAAAGAAATTTTGCTTCAATTGACCCTACATTTGTAGCTTGGGGCGCGTTTCATGACATTGTTAAAATTATTAAATCAAACATGTTTTATCCTACATATATCTCTGGCTTATCAGGGAATGGTAAAACATTCATGGTAGAACAGGCATGTGCCAAAGTTAAAAAGGAATTTATCAGAGTTCAAATTAACCCTGAAACTGATGAAGATGATTTGCTTGGTGGTTTCAGATTAATCAATGGAGAAACTGTCTTTGCAAAAGGACCTGTTCTTAAAGCAATGGAAAACGGTGCGATATTATTATTGGACGAAATCGACAGAGCGACTAACAAAATTATGTGTCTCCAAGGTATCCTTGAAGGTAAACCTGTTTTGGTTAAAAAGACTGGAGAAATTGTAAAACCTGCTGAAGGGTTCAATGTTATCGCAACTGCAAATACTAAAGGTAAAGGTTCTGAGGATGGCAGATTTACTGCTGCTTCAATCATCGATGAGGCTTTCCTTGAAAGGTTTACCATTTCAGTTGACCAACAATTCCCTGGTTTAGGTATCGAAAAGAAAATCATATTGAAACACATGGAAAAATTTGATTCAGTCGATACAGATTTCGCAGAGAAACTTGTTACCTGGGCTGATATAATCAGAAAAACTTTTTACGATGATGGTGTGGACGAAGTCATTTCAACTAGAAGGCTCTGCCACATTGTTCAAACTTTTTCAATCTTTAACAAAAGAGATAAAGCAATTGACCTTTGTATCTCTAGGTTTGATGATGATACCAAAGAGGCATTCCTTGACCTCTATACAAAGGTTGACGAAGACGCAATATCTATCGAAGGAGCTATAGATGAAACTGTTTAAAAAATCAAAACCAGATTTTAAATTTAACGAGGGAGCTCTTATTGAAGAGCTCCTGAATTATGTGAGTAATACCTATGGTGGTCATTACAGTAAAAACAAATTTCAATCAACGGAATTTATTATTGACTGTGACCATGGCATGGGTTTTGCTTTGGGTAATGTACTAAAATATGCTCAGAGGTATGGCAAAAAGGAAGGATATAACAGAAAAGACCTGTTAAAAATACTACATTATGCCCTTATCGCATTACATGTACATGACAAAAATGAAAAAGAGGGTTTACAATGACCTCTTTTTGTGATATAATAGTAACTATTAATTATGGAGAAAAATATGCAATTATCTGAAGATACACTTGCGCTGTTAACTAACTTTGGAAGTATCAATTCCAATATTGTCCTAAGGCCAGGACAACAACTCAAAACTATATCTGAGGCAAAAAACATTCTGGCTGTGGCTGATATTGTAGAGGATTTTCCAAGCGATATGGGTATATATGACTTAAACGAGTTCCTATCTACCTATTCATTGGTTGATGACGCCACACTAGCGTTCGAAGGTACCTCGGTTCAAATATCAAATAATACCAATAAGGTAAGATTTTATTTTGCAGAACCAAGTATTCTGACAACACCAGATAAAGATATTACCATGCCTGATTGCGAGGTTAATATTACTCTAACAGAGGAAGTATTATCCAAAACTAAAAAGGCCGCATCTGTACTAGGACATCTCGATGTCGCTTTTGTAGGTGATGAAAATGGAATATCTGTAAAGGTATTTGACACTAAAGATTCTAGTGCGAATACTTTTGAAACCGAATTAGGACCAAATACAACTGGTCATAAGTTTTCGTTTGTGATGAACATTTCAAATGTTAAAATCATTGACGGAGAGTACGATGTACAAATATCTTCCAAATTGATTTCCAAGTGGACTAATAAGAACAAACCAGTATCTTATTTTATCGCTTTAGAGAAATCTTCAACATTTGGTGTATAAATACATTGTGAATAATGAAAAGATGCCGAAAGGGTCTTTTTGTTTTGTTAACTATCTTTGCAAAGGAGAAACAAAATGGCAGAAGAAGTGAAAAATGAAAACGCTGAGGCAGAAGCACCAGTTCAATTGTCTTTACAGGACATCGCTACTATGGTACAAATAATTGATATTTGTTCTAAAAGGGGTGGATTTGAAGGACCAGAACTGGAAGCAGTCGGTGGGTTAAGAAACAGAACAGTTGCTTTCCTCAACGCGGCTTCTAAAAATGGCGAAACACCTGAAGGTCAAGTACCTGAGGTTGATGCTGTTGAAGAAGATTCAGCAGAATAAATTATGGGGAGGCTTCTGCCTCCCTACATTTACATTATAGGATATATTATGGAAACAAATGAAAAAGCCAAATTGCTCGAGGCTTTACAAAAAGGGCAAGTCACAGTAACATTTACAAAAATAGATACAGGCGAAACAAGAATTATGCCCTGTACTCTAAACCCAAAAGTATTAAAAGCAAATGGAGTTGAAACAACAGTTAACTACTCATCTAATTCTATGGAAGCATTCCCGGTTTGGTCTCTGGATAAAAATGCATGGAGAAGTTTTAGATTGGATACAGTTGTTGGTTGGGAGGTACTCTAATGCAAGAATTTTTATGGGTTGAAAAATACAGACCACAAACAGTTGCAGATACTATTCTGCCTAGTGCTTTAAAAGAAACATTTACAGAAATACTTAATCACAAGGAACTACCAAATTTATTATTTACGGGGACTGCAGGGATTGGTAAAACGACAGTCGCAAAGGCTGTCTGTAATGAATTAGGATTGGATTATTTGTTAATCAATGGGTCTGAGGAAGGTAACATTGACACACTCAGACACAAAATAAAACAATTCGCGTCGACCGTTTCATTACAGGGTGGATACAAGGTGGTGATTTTAGATGAGGCAGATTATCTAAACCCCCAGTCCACCCAACCTGCTTTAAGAGGATTTATAGAGGAATTCAGTGGCAACTGTAGGTTCATAATGACCTGTAACTTTAAAAACAGAATTATTGAACCATTACATTCCAGATGTTCAGTTGTTGAATTTAATGTCTCTAAAAAAGACCTTGCAGATTTGTGTGGTCAATTTATGAAAAGGGTAACCAATATCCTTACCACAGAACAAATAGAGTACGAAGAGCCTGTTATTGCAGAGCTCATTATGAAACATATGCCAGATTGGAGAAGAGTCCTAAATGAATTACAAAGGTATTCACTCTCTGGTAAAATTGACTCAGGTATTCTGGTAAACATACAAGAAGTATCGCTGAATAATCTAATGTCGGCGATGAAGGACAAAAACTTTAAACAAATGCGACAATGGGTAACCGATAATATTGATGTCGAACCTGCTGCTATGTTCAGAAAGATATATGACAATATGTATGATTATGTGGAACCACAAAGCATTCCACAGCTTGTGCTTATATTGGCTGATTATCAATACAAGAATAGTTTTGTGGCAGACCATGAACTTAATATGGTTGCGTGTTGTACAGAAATTATGGCGGGGGTCAAATTTAAATGAAAAAATTTATGAACTTACCATTCGGAGATGGATTTAAACAGGTTGAAATAACAGATAATTGTACATGGCAAGTTGTAGAGATTCATTATGAAGGCGAAGACAAAGGATATAGAGCAGTCAAATTTGATGAGCAAAATGTTATTAAGTTTGAAAGGGTATTTAAAACAAGAGAACAAGCTGAAGAGTTTATAGCAAAACAATGAGTCCATTCGATTATATAAATGATATTACCTATGCCAAAAAAGGCATTATGGTAGATGATATTGCAGAAAAGGAATACAATGCTTTTATCATTAATCGAGGACTTTCAATGTACCCAGATACTATTCTCTTTGCGAATGAAATGAATATCAACCATACGTTAGACCATCGGCTTCAGTACGATTTTTTTATAAATATAATTAGGAAACAAAAAAGGTGGTCAAAGTGGATTAAACCACACGAGGTCACCAACCTAGAATTAATAAAAGAATATTATGGATATAGCAATGAAAAGGCTAAATCTGTTTTATCATTATTCAGCGCAGAACAAATCGCTGATTTGAAACAAAGGATTTACAAAGGTGGAAAACGAAAATAAAGAAATCACTAGTTGGCAACCAACTGATATGTTGGAAGTCACACTCAACGAACCCGACGACTTTCTAAAAATAAGAGAAACACTTACAAGGATTGGAGTCGCATCACGCAAAGACCAAAAGTTATATCAATCTTGTCATATATTACATAAACAAGGTAGATACTTTATCGTACATTTTAAAGAACTCTTTTTACTAGATGGAAAACCTAGTAATTTAATATCGAATGATTTGGAGAGAAGGAATACAATTGCAACATTGCTTGCAGACTGGGGTTTAGTTACCATAATAAACTCAGCCCAAGCGCAGCCTTTGGCTCCTTTGCGACAGATTAAAGTTATACCGTATAAAGAAAAGAGTCAATGGGAGTTGTGTCCGAAATATAATATCGGAAATACAAATAAGGATTAAGTAAACTTTTTAACTACTTTACTAATCCTTCCAGCTTTCATAATTTTATGAAATTTTTTAAAATAATTTTTAATTAATGTCATAATAGTATTTATACAGACTAGGCAAACTATTTGTATAAATAACAACGGAATTGCCCATTAGGGGATTCCAAATTAACCTTGCTAACTTAATAGGAGGAAACAAAATGGTAGTAAGAAATAACTTGAACGTACCTCGTTCACTATTCGTAGGATTTGACACTTTATTTGAAGACCTGGAAAGGATTCATTCAAGTGCAAGGTCCAGTAATAATAATTATCCGCCCCACAATGTGGTCAAGATTGATGAGGAAAAATTCCTTATTGAATTAGCCGTGGCTGGGTTTGCAGAAGAGGATATTAATATCGAACTTAAGGACGGTATTCTTAAAGTCTCTGGAGAAGTGGAAAAAGATGAACGTGAATATGCTTATAAAGGCATTTCTAGCCGCAAATTTGAGAAGAGCTTCCGACTCTCAGAATTTGTAGTAATAGACGGTGCTGATTTGAAGGATGGAATACTCGTGGTTTATGCCAGAGTAGAACTTCCAGAAGAAAAGCGTCCTAGGAAGATTCAATTAGGGTCTGCTGGGGCATCAAAGAAGAAAGAATACCTGAAAGGGTAAACTGGTGAGCAGCGAAACTCAGTAGATAAGTAATAAACTTTTT